TGAAAGATTTGGGCGTTTCAGTCGTTTGATCTTCCGGCCTTGTAGTTTCAGCAATAGGAGCCGCCGTAGCTTCCGATTCTGACGCGGGCGCCGGGGCGTCCGCTGGGGCAGTCAAGTTTTCGTCGTTCATGGGTTACTCCGAGGAGTGCCTGGCTACCGGCCAGTCGGGTAAACTAGAGATACGCTTAAACTAGAGTTACGCGTAATAACTGATGTTGAGCTTGGCCCCAGCCACCTGTTCGATGAACCGGATCATGGTCAAGTCGCCATCATATTGGAACGTCACGCCAACGGCGAGAGGCATACCGACAGATGCTGTGGGGGCGACGTTGTCGTCGCGCCAGCGCACAGCCTGACCTTCGGCGGTAATAAGAGCCATCACAGGACGGCAGTTCAGGCCGTTAAGATCAACATAGGGAACCGTCAGCGCCGTGGAGGAGCTGAGAGAAGTGATTTGCTGATAGCCCAACCTGGTTGTGATGGTTTTCAGGTTGATCGACATCATATTCTCCTAAAATCTATGCCCGATAAGGCAAAGGGCTATACGGTGTCTACGGCCTGCCCGGTTGCGAAGTATAGACCGTTCTGCAAGGAAAGCAAGAAGCCCCTTGTGATGATTATGCTGTCTAATCTGGGATGACAACCCACGATTGCGTTGTCTCATCCCAAACATATCTTTTGCCGTCATTGGGGTACGGAACAGGGGCTTGCCACTGGCATGTTGTCGTGTTCAGCAACCAAGATGGGTAGGGCTGCGGGGGAATGAACGCATCCAACACTGGATCGTATGTGTAGCCAAGGCCCGCAAAATTTTTGCGAAAATTGGCGTTGTAGCTGGTCTGTTTCCAGATAGTAGTTGAGCCATACAAGGATTGGCAGAACGCCACACCAACAGGCTCGCTTTCAGGAAACGGCAAATTGTCAATCGTGTCATTGTTAACGACAATGACATCAATGACGATTGAGTTTTCGTTGAGTTGCGCGAAGCTTGCCATTAGAACGTGATGCTCCCCGATCCCGTAAACGTGTAAATTTTGTACCCGCCTGTATTAGCGTACCCAGGGGTTCCAGTTGTTGACGCTGCGTCAGCATAAGTGTTGGCGTAGCGTAAGATAACGATGCCTGACCCACCAGCGCCGCCATTGGCAGATGCGTCGGGACCACCACCACCGCCGCCGCCCGTATTGGCAGAGCCAGACGCTCCATTAACGCCATCAGTTTTAGACCCGTTGCCGCCGCCGCCCGCGCCGCCAGTGCCAGCGGATGTTGCGGGAGTGTAAGCACCTGCGCCGCCTCCGCCCGCATACGTAACAGAGGAACCAGTAATAGACGATGCCGTGCCTGCGCCGCCATTGCCGCCAACAGATGCTGTGCCGTCTGCGCCAACTGCGGTAGCCCCGCCCCCGCCGCCGCCGCCATATGAGGGGCTTCCGCCAGTACGACCGCCGCCAGTATTGCCTTGCGATGGGCTTGTTGATGGAGTGTTTCCCGCGCCGCCAACTGTCGTTATTCCGGTAGCGCCCGACGCGCCGCCGCCGCCTGAACCGCCAGTCGCACCGTTTGATGCTGCCGCGCCCGAAGTCCCCGTATACGTGCCGCCGCGCCCGCCGCCAGTTGACGTAATGGTTCCAAAAACAGAATCGTTTCCGTTAACCGCGGCGGACCCGCCGCCACCAGCACCACCAGCACCAACAGTGACGGTTATGCCCGATCCAGCAGTAACGGAGTACCCTGTATCGGTACGAAACCCACCCGCGCCGCCGCCGCCAGCATCTTGCTTTCCGCCGCCGCCGCCGCCCGCAACAACCAGATATTCAACGTTAGGCGTCACAGGAAGACTGCCACCAGTAGCAGGAGGGGTAAGAAAGAAATTTTTGGCCGCAAACATTACGGGGTGTATCCTTGCGCTACGCTGCCGTACCAATTGGTGCCGTCAGCGATGAAAGTAAGGATGTCCATTTTACCGGCGGTTGCCGTGATAGTCGGAGCGCCTGCGCTGCCCCACTTGACGCCGGTAAAGGTAGCCGTGCCATTGCCGGTGGTCGCAGCTTGTTTTAGCAGCAACACAAACGATTTACCTGCAACGTTTGTTGGCATGGTAAACGTACAAGCGGTTGAAGCCGTCAGCGTAGCCGTCTGCACGGTGCCGTTAGTCAGCGCGATAGTGCTGGAGCTGGTGACCGTTCCAATAGCCACCACCGACTCGACGTAGTTGGTGACGGTGGGATTAGTTACGGTGGGGGCGGACGCCAGCACCACGCCGCCAGAGCCCGTAACGGCAGACCCAAGCGCAGTGGCTACGCCGGTTCCAAGACCAGAAACGCCGGTCGAGATTGGAAGTCCTGTAGCATTGGTAAGCGTACCACTGGATGGCGTACCAAGAGCGCCGCCGTTGACGACAACCGCGCCAGCAGACCCAACCGCCACACCCAACGCCGTTGCAACGTTGGTGCCGAGACCGGACACGCCGGTTGAGACAGGCAGTCCAGTTGCGTTGGTAAGCGTACCACTGGACGGGGTGCCAAGCGCGCCGCCGTTAACAACAAACGCCCCAGAAGACCCCGTGTTGACGCCAAGAGCCGTTACCACACCTGTGCCAGTAGTGACGGTTGAAGGCGCTGCGCCGGCCCCGCCGCCCACCATAATGGCATTGGCGGCTAAAAGGGCGGAAGACGCCCAAGTAGAAGCAGAACCAAAGTACGGAACGCCGCCAGACGTACCCGCAACCGTAAGGGCTAGGGTGCCGGATCCAGTAATGGGCGAACCGGAAACCGAAATTAGCCCGCCGGTAAACGTCTGAGCTATGCTGGTGACAGTACCACCGCCGCCAGATGTGGCTATCCAACTGGTGACGCCCGCTCCATCAGTAGATAGAACATAGCCGTTGGTTCCGGCGGATGTTGGCAACGTCAAGGACCAAGTGCCTGCCGCAGCAGCAGATTTTACCGTAACCGCGCCAGACGTGGACCCCGAAAATAACGCGCTACCTGCGGTTGTGCCTGCAACGCCAAGCGTTAGCGCGCCGCCGCTTATGGTAGCGTTGGCGTTGCCAGACACGGCGGTTCCGGTTGATGCGTAGTAAGTCAGTTGACCGGAAGTGCCGGAGTTAACGGTCCCGCTACCGCCACCAGAAGCGGCGGCCCAAGTAGCGGTAGTTCCATTAGAGGTAAGCACATAAGAGTTAGCGCCGATGCCCAAACGAGTGGCGCTGTTTGTGCCATTGCCAATGATAAGATCGCCGGTTGTAGTGACCGGCGACAGCGCGTTGAACGCCGCCGAAGCAGTGGTCTGCCCCGTACCGCCGTTAGCAACTGCAAGAGTGCCCGCCAAAGTAACCGTGCCCGACGTAGTGACAGGGCCGCCGCTGGTGGTGAGACCCGTAGTGCCGCCGCTGACATTGACACTGGTAACCGTACCAGACCCGCCGCCAGCCGGAGATGATACCCACGCGGTGCCGTTAGAGGTCAGCACATTACCGTTGGTGCCTGGGGATGTAAGCCCGGTGCCGCCATTGGCTGCCGCCAGCGTACCGGCAAGCGTTATGGTGCCGGACGTAGTGACAGGCCCACCGCTAGTCGTAAGGCCGGTTGTGCCACCACTGACGGCGACGCTGGTGACGGTGCCGGTGCCGCTCACGGACGTCCATGTAGGCGCACCCGCACCAGCAGACGTAAGCACCTGGCCTGCTGTACCGACAGCCGAATAGGCCAGCGTAGCGCCCGTGCCGTAAGGTACGGAGCCTGCTACGGGAGTGCTGCTAGGGCCAATCTGAAGCGTTTTGGTAGCCGCCAACGTAATGAACACATTTTTGGTGCCTGCTGAAAACGACACCGCGCTGTTGCTGTTTGAAGACGCTAAAACGGTTGTGCGGGCAAACACGTTGGCGCTGGAATACGTACCCAGACCCACTTCCCATTCAGCCGTCGTCTGGCCTTGAATGCAATAGTAGAACGTGTCCCCGGCGCTCAGAACGGTAGAGAAAGTCCGATAGCCCGTGGGGGCCGCACCGGAAACCGTAATGCTACCTGTGCCCGTCGTGGTGGACGTGTCTTTAACGCGATCTGCGGTTATAAAGGCCATAGATCTATCCTATTCGGTAGCTTGGGGCACGACACTTATAGCAGCAAAAACGACAACGGGAAACATTACTTGTGTCATGACAGGAACTTGAGTTTGTACAGGGTTGACAGATACAACCCTACGATTTCGTCGATGATGTTCTGAAGCGCGGTGTCTTTTTGGTCCACTACGTCATATCGGCAATCTTCAATTTCTTGAAGCTGGTTTTCCAAGAACTCAACGACGTTGGTAGTTTTCTTGGCGGTCTGAAGGCTAATGCCGCCAATCAAGCCGTGACGGCCCTGATAGGCTTCGGCAAACTTGTCCGCCAGATCAACGATCCCGTCGTAAAACCCTTGCAACGCCATATGCTTGGCAAAACTGCGGGTGTTGAGATGGACCGAGTGAGCCACATCCCGCGCAAGGAACAGATACCCTACGAAATCAGAAGCTTTCTTCATTGCGGCATTCCCTGCGGTGGCATTCCTTGGGGCGGCATTTCGGGGGCCATTCCCTGCGGCATATCAAGGGGCATTCCCTGCGGCATTTCCATTGGCATTTCTTCACCTGGCAACTGCTGGCCAGGCATTTCGCCCGCCAGATCGCCGCTGGTGATCATGCCGTGGACCGTGCCCATAACGATGTCTTGGATCTGCTCAGGCGACATGGACGCTTGAACGGCGGCAAGGCGTTTGGTCTCGGCGTCAAACGCCTTAATCATTGCCTCAAAGTTCTTGCGCTCCACGTCCTGCATTTCAACGGACTGATGGACGTTCTGAAGCATCTTGTGCATCATTTCCATCTCTTGGCCCATTGCCTGCATCTGCTGTTCAGCAGCCTGAAGCGCCGGGGATTTGTCGTCCGTCTCAAGAAGCTTAGGGTCGATGGTCTTGGCAAACCGCTGAGACATTTCCTGCGCGCCAGGCCAATCCATATTCTTGATGAACAGGTCGCCAGCCACGGCCCAGAGAGCCGGGTTGCCTTGAAGAAGCTGCGACATGGAATTAAGCGCTTCCTGACGCTTGGTCATGTAGCTTGGCCCAGTCGTAACGCACACATCGTACTTGCCAACGCTGGGGTTGTAGATTTTTTCGATCACGACGTTAGGGTTTTCGGGGCTTACAATCTTCTTGACCGGCTCTTGCTGCGTCGGGTCAATCTTAGCCATGTCCGTCTCACCGTCGATGCCGATGATGCGGGCGATGCGCTGGGTGTCGTAGATCTTTGGAATCATGTCTACGATCTGGCGCGTTGTGTAGCGGATAGCGCGGGCAAGGTTGTCAACGTAGTGATATGTGCCTGTATCACCTTGTTTTTCGCGAGCCAGAATAGCCCGGCCTGACCGTTCGTTGCTGGTCGCGCCAAGGCTACTGTCGTACTGACCAGTGGTCGATTTGATGTCGTCAGACGCGCCTGCTTTGGCCTGAATGAGCCCCACTTGAGCCATTGGAGGTGGTGCGCGTTGCGGAAGCGGCAAAACAGCGCCTTGGCCGTCCGTAACGTCAGGATTGACCTCAAGATAGGGCCAATTGTTGACGTTTGCGGTTTTCCACTGATGCTCATAGCCTTCAAACTGGCCTCCGTAGCCGATAAATGGCGCTTTGGGGGCCAAAGCAAGCATCTCGGTCTCGGCGGACACCCAATAGTTGTACATCCGCTGGGCGTCTTTGGCGTTCCGCACCAATCCAGACACGAAAAGACGGCCATCAACCTCAAATTCGTTGCCAACGACGCGAATGACCGGAATCCACTGGCCTGCCCAATCGTTTTCCTCCAGCATCTCGTAGCCGTTGGTCTTGCACCACTTAACGCGCTTGCGGTCCACGTTGCGGCTCTTGAGCGGAACAAGCCCAGACGCTTTGAACATGGCGTCTTCGCGGGTTCCTTCAAACGCAGTGCGATTGTCAGGGTACAAGTTGAGTTTGGCAGGCTCGTAGTCAATGTAAAAGTACTCCGCAATGCGGACTACGTCTTCGTTGAGCCAGTTGGACAGGTTTTCGTCCCCCACACCTTGCTGTTGGATAGACGAGACGGGCATGGCGTCGGGGAAGAGGCGCTCGTACTCAGAGCGCGTGAGATCTTCTGTGATAAAGCACCATTTGGCGTCAGATCCGCAGGGATCTTGAATGGTGGGGTCCATGTAGACACTAAAAGAGTTGCGAATGCGCCCGATGCGGATGTCCTGATCGAACGTGTCATCGCCGCTATATTCCGTCAGCAACCGGATGTAACCCTCGCCGTAGGTTACCTGATTCTCGCAAGCAGTATCGTAAGCCACGTCTGCGTCCGACATATACTCAATATGGCGCACGATACCATCATAGATTTCAGCGACTTCCACGTCCGCCTTGTCATCAACAGGGATGACCTTGCCGCTTGGGCGATTCTGTCTCTGATCATTGGTTACCTGGCGCACATGCTGGGGCAGCTTGTTGATGGTCAGGCAAGGCCGGGCGTTGATCGTCTGCCCCTGCACCGACCCACGGGTAGCCAGCACGTCCGCAGGCCACTGCCATTGATTGTCGGGCGATCCGGCAAAGAACCGCAGGTCGTCCAACTCGTCTTCGCGGCTTTCGGAATAAGCGGCGATAGCCATCGTCAGACGGCTACGCATGGTATCCATGACGGTAGCGGGGTCTTTCTTACGAGACCCGCCTCCGCTAGACACACGGCCCGCTGCTGCTACGCCTGAGTAATCCATTTTTCCCCGCGTCCGACTGATAGGGAGACAGACTTTGCCATGTTACTGTCCGTGGATGATAGCAAAGTTGACGGTGAGGGCCTCAGCCAGCGAACCTGCTGTAATGTTACGCACGGTGATGGTTGCAGATCCCGCAGCCAAGCCACTGACCCATGCGTTGTACGACCCAGAAGTGCCGCCGTAAATATTCAGCACCAGCACGTCTTTGACGCCAATTGTCGAGTTGGTTAGAGTAAACGTCACGTTGGTCGTGCCCGCCAACGCTGCATTGTTCATGGTAATCTGACCGCAAGACTTGTCCAGCGTCACGCCGGTAGACTTGCTGGTAAGCTGCGTGACCGTACCCTGCGCGCTGGTTGAATAACCAATTTCTTGGCTGGCGTAGCAAGTTGTAAATTCGGGGTCCGCGTAAGCGATACCAGTGGACTGTGTATTGGGCATGATTACGATCCCATCCAAGAGTTGGTGACGTTAGACGATGAGCTGTAGGAGTGGCGGGGCTTCTCGACGTAAGCGCGGGATGCCACAGGAAAGGCAAACGTCACCGCCAGCGCGTCTGCTGCGTCAGGTGAGGCCAGTCCTCTTGCCCGCATTTCCTTTTTTCCTTCCAGGAAAATAGTACCCGACGAGTTTGGCTTCTTGGTCGGGCCGGTCAGGTCCGCCTTCAGTTGCCGGTCCAGCGGGATGGACGCTGTCTTGAGCCAGTCCCGCATTGCGCCCCAGATCTCGGCGCGCTTGTTACCCCACATGATGGAGTTCTTGGCCTTCCAGCCAAAGTTGACCCCTCTTACCTTGTACCGCTGTTCGTTCAGCCGGTCAAGGATGCCGTACCCCAGCCCGCCCTCGTCGATGACGGCCAGCGTTGGCTTGTACTCTTCTATGGCGTCAATCACCCGCCCAACGATCATCATGGTGTCTTCGCCAGAGTACCGCTTGATAGCGATGATGTCGCGCCCCTGCCGCACCACGATGACGGTCGAGTCCGCCCCGCCGCGCGCCGGGTCGATGCCCATGACGATGGGCGCGGTCATGTCCTTGTACCGTTCCCGCTTCATGGCGTCGTCTACCAGCAACGGCCAGATGAACTGGTCGTCGCCCACGGACGGAAACTCGCCGTACACCTCAACACGAGCTTCGCCGCTGTCTTCACCATACTCCGCGATAATTTGGTCGTACACCTGCTTGTCGGTGTCCTCCACCGTCCGCGCATCCACGGACGTGGTGTTCCAGAACGCCCGCTTGGAATGAAAAGTCTCGAAGAAATACCCTTGGTTGCGCCGGGGGTTGCTAAACGCGAACCAGTAGCGGTCCAGCACGTTTTCGGTAAAGAACCCCGCGCCCACCGCCCAGATCGGATCGGGTATGCCGCTGGCTTCGTCAAAAATCAGCAGCATCCCATCGTGGTTGTGGACGCCTGCGTAGCTGTCAGGGTTCTCCTCAGACCACAGCTTGCCTTCAGCCGCCCAATAGCGCGTCCCCTTCTTCAGGTCACGCTCCACCAGCTCGCACAGCCACTTGGCGGGCATGAGCTTGGTCGCGCTGATCTCCCACCAGTGCGAGTTGATGATCATGGCCGTCCACTTGGTCAACTCGCCCCATGTCACGGACCTAAGCTGCGCTTCCGAGTTGGCCGAAATGATGCTGGTTGACCCGATGCGCGTCGAGAGCATCCAAAGGATCAGCCAACTGACCAGCGCCGACTTGCCAATGCCGCGCCCCGACGCCACCGCTTTGCGCAGCGTGTCCATCTGGAGCTGGCCCTTGTTGGCCTTGATGTGGTCCGAGATCTCCCGCAGCACCATGCGCTGCCAAGTGCGCGGTCCCCGAAACTTTGCCAAAGGCGTGTTGGGCTGCCCCCACGGAAACGCAAACAGCACAAACTTCTCAGGATCGTCCGCTATGCCGGGCGACCATAGCTGCGACATCAGCAACTGCTCTTCATTGGATTTATAGATCGGCAGTTGTGCCATTATGCAGGGCCTCTTGGACGTATTTTTTTCAGTCGTTCTGCGGCTAACATTTCTAATTCAGTCAACATATCAGGAAAAGATTTTCCTTTTAATTCGCGCCATTGCGCGCCTAACCCTTTGTCAGGATTCATTAGACTTTTGGCGTGGTTGATTGCTTGGTTTCCTACCATTGTATCATCTTTACCGGGTAACGAAGGCGTAACTTCTATATCGCCAAAATGCCTTAACATCATTCCGCGAATAAAAGTTTCTTCGTTAGAATCTCTAAACCATTTTGGAAGTTCTCCCGCTTCTTTTAACATGTTGATGCCGCGATGAAGCGATTCATGAATAACATTGCTTGGTTTTTGTTCATGCGTCCAAATTTGGTCTTGCCCAGGAGTAAAAAAACCGCCGACAGTAAGTCTTTTTCCGGTATCCATTGTAGACGATATGCGACGCGGGTCAAAACCCAATGCACCAAGAGCTGTTTTGTTTGCCGCCAGCCAAGATGTTTCAAGCCTATCGCGATTTTGAGAGTTTATTTCTTCAGGGGCTAAAGGCAAAGGGACGCCTTTACCATAGGTTTTTTTAACTTCTTCAAAAGATGGACGATTAACAATAGCGCCTTCTGTTAATGTTGGAGCAACAGAAGTTCCATAAGTTAGATCATATTTTCTGGACGCGCTTAAATCTTCAAGCGAAGGCCATCTTTGATCCGGTGTCGCTTGCCCATATACCGGAGTTGCCGGAGTTGCGCCAAATAAGCTACCTAAAAAACTAGGTGCTGGGGTTTGATTTACAACTTCAGGTAAATATTGAAATGGCGCGGGCAGCGCAGGCGGTCCTTGCCAACCGCGCCCGCGTTTACCGCCTAGACCAGTAGTTTCACCCGCCATCAAATCGCGCAATCGGTTATAGCTATCCGGCGCTAATGCGTTCGTATCGGCCATCAGCTATCTCCGGCGTGGGGTCGTGTTCGATCAAGCGCGACTGGGCGTCTTCCAGCGCCTGAGTAATGCTGATCTTCTGGTAAACGTCAATGGTGATCTCTTGCTTGGCCGTCCAGCCATGCGTGTGCTGCAAGATTGCCAGCGCCGCTTTGGCGTCGCCGCCCCGCGCGGCGTCGTGCAGCAGGCCAGAAATCTCCATCTCGCCGTCAGCGCGCCCCTTTAGTTCGGCCATTTCCGCCAATTGATCAAATTGGCATAATTGACGGTATTCGGCAGGCTGCATACCCGCAGCCAACGCCAGCGTGTCGCCCTTCAAGCCATTGCGCGCCGCCCAATAGATGGCGTCCAACCGCGCCTCGGTGGCTTGGAGCTTGCGTGGTTCGTGTGGGAGCGTGTGCCATGTCATGTAAGACATCGTTATTGTTTAGTTGAAGGTAAAAATATTTGCGCGTCTGGTATTCCAAGGTCTCTAGCAGATTGTAAAATTTGAAGATATTTGTGCGGCCCTATGTCTTCAGGCCGTTGCGTAAACATTTCTTTAACAACATTGTGCGCGGTTGGGTTGTCTTTCCATGCCCGTGTACCCGGCCCATATGCGTCATTAAATGCCGACACAAGCGAAAACCCTGACGAAGGATCTGGATCGTACCCGTTATCTAAGCCGCGATGAGTTACGCGAAAAGCACCCGCTTTTAGTAGCGCGTCAAAATTTAAAGGTTTGAAGTCCGCCGTTAACGTAGGGTTGTTGCTTGTCAAATTTTTGTATTTAGACAGATCAGTTATGGCCGAATACGCCGGTGCTTCCGATTGCGCTAACGCATTCATATTTCCAGGCGCTAATGCGTTTGTATCGACCATCAGCTGTCTCCAGTGTTAAAACTTAAGACATTTTATATTTAAAAAAAATTGTTTGCAATCCCTCCGTGACCGTGACCGGGCGGCGCAAGGCCCTGGCCCCCCTCCAAACTTGACCATAGCAATAGCTACATGGCCTAGGCAATGGGGCCTGGCGCTTGGGTCTTTTAGGCTAGTAGAAAGCAGTCGCACATTGCGTCTTGCGCTCGCATGGCGCTCGCATGGCGTCACCTGGTGGCGTCATAACGTGCCAGTGGCGCTCGCATGTTGTTAGGCCTTTTGGGCTATGGGCGAGCGATAGCCCAATGCGCCCAATGAGCCCAACGCGCTTGGAAGCGCGGGTGCGATGGGTGGTGTTAGGTACTTTTTAGGCCATTAGGCCACATTGTCACGGGTTTTAAGTCGCTGCTGAAACGGGAATCGGCGCGGTCCAAGTCACAGCCTACAATTCTATTCTACAGTATATATATGTAATTTATAATCTTCTAAACAAAATGTAAGAATGATTAAAGAATAGCCAAACAAGCCGGATTTCCGGGCTTTTCCATGATCTAAACCCGCGCACAAAACCGGCCTATCACGCGCCCAAAACTATTTTCGTTATCTTGCATTAAAATGCTTTACAAGCCTAAATGACGAGAGTAGGGTTAGTCATCGAATCGGAGCAAGCAAATGTCTAACCTGACCCCCGCGCAAGACCTTGGTATCACCAGCGCCAATCTCGCGTTTGATTGCGCTGGCGATTATCTCGATCTCGATCATTCCATCGACAGCTATCGCCTTAACATTCAAGACACCTTGATCGAAGAAGGTATGTTGACGGACGACAATTGCCGCGAGGCTTTCCGCGCTTTCGATGATCGCGTGGCGCAACGCCGCGCTGCTTGACACTCTGAAATGCGGGCGCTCACGGGCGCCCCTATTCCAGAGCGCCAATCAAGAGCGCCAAATGCGAAGGACAAACACAAGATGATCAAAACGGCTCAAGAGATGACAGTAGCGCTCAAGCGCTCCAAATTTACCGGCGTAATTTT